ACAACAGCCTTAAAATCAATAGCAAAACAATTCGATATTCCAATTTTAGCATTAGCACAGATCAACAGAAAAGCAGTTGAAGGAAGTAATCAAGAGCCAACAATTAATGACTTCAAAAGTAGTGGAGGTATAGAAGAAGATGCAGATGTTGCTATGATATTACACAGAGATAGAAGAGAAGATAAGGAGGACGGGTATTTTTCAGACTCTGGAAAGATAATAATTGCTAAGAATAGACATGGACGAACAGGTGTTTCAAATGTGATGATTCAGGGTAATTTTGGGCGATTTTTAGAAATAAATTAAATAATTATGGAGCATATATCAAAATCAATAGAAAGAATTTTACAGGAAATAAAAGATAACAACATTAAATTAAAATAATTAATATTTATGTTTGACATTTAGAATTCCAGCTTATAATATAAACTGTGTAATCAATTTAAATCAACGAATAATGATAATAACAACACAACAAGAACTAGACGATTTAATTGCAAAAGCAGATGAATCAAATACAATAGTTTTAGACGAGGATTTGGAAATCACTTTTAATTGCGAAATCCCTTGCAACATCAAAGCTAGAGACATCAAAGCTTGGAAAATCAAAGTTAAAAACATTACCGCTCACAACATCAAAACTGACAAAATCGACGCTATCAACATCAAAGCTGACAAAATCGACGCTTACGACATCATAGCTTGCAACATCAAAGCTAAAAACATAAAATATCATGCTTTTTGTATAGCTTACGAATCTTTGAAATGTAACTCAATTTCAGGAATAAGAGAAAACTCTTTCCACAAATGCTTAGATCAAGAAATTGAAATTAGATAAAATTAAACACTTAATATAATGCAAATAGAAACACAAAGACAATTAGATGATTTAATCGCAACAGCAGATGAATCAAATACAATAGTTTTAGATGAAAGTTTAGAAATAATTTTTGATTGCCAAATCCCTTGCAACATCAAAGCTTGGAACATCAAAGCTTGGAGCATCAAAGCTCACAATATCATAGCTTACCACAACATCAACGCTAACGACATCAAAGCTCACAACATAGACGCTATCAACATCAAAGCTCACAACATAGACGCTATCAACATCAAAGCTCGCAACATAGAATATTGTGTTTTTTGTATAGCATACGAATCTTTAAAATGCGAATCAATTTCGGGAGAAACAGAAAACTCTTTACACAAATGTTTAGAACAAGAAATTGAAATTATAAAAAAAGAAGAAGAAAAAGTAACCATCGAACTAACAAAAAGCCAACTAGATAAAATTAAACACTTAATATAATGAAAATAGAAACACAACAAGAACTAGATAATTTAATCGCAACAGCTAAGGATAATCGGATTGTTTTAGATGAAAGTTTAGAAATAATTTTTGATTGCGAAATCCCTTGTAGCATCAAAGCTTGGAACATCATAGCTCGCAACATCAAAGCTTACAAAATCGACGCTATCAACATCAAAGCTCACAATATCATAGCTTATCACAACATCAACGCTTACAACATCTACGCTAAGAACATCTACGCTAAAAACATCGTGGCTAATTTTGACATCGACGCTTACAACATCATAGCTCACAACATCATAGCTTACAACATCTACGCTTGGATTATCCAATATCATGCTTTTTGTATAGCTTACAAATTTTTGAAATGTAAATCGATCGCAGGAAGAAGAAACAATTCTATCCATAAATGTTTAGATCAAGAAATTGAAATTATAAAAAATTAAACACTTAATATAATGCAAAAACTAAGAATATCAAACACATACAACAAAGAAAATAATCAATATGAAAAAGGTACTTTTGAGGTAAGGGAGAACGAAAAATCTATTACCGGAAAAGTTAGTATTTCTAGCAAAAAAGATGATAAATATATATCAAAAACCTTGCCATTTATTGCTTTTAGGTCTACAATAGATAGAGAAACAGAAAGGGCAATTTTAAATTCTCGAGGTCAATTATTTGACGCTGAAATTGGTTTAATGGTTGATAATTTTCAAGATCAAACAGGAAAGACAATCACTTATGCAAAAGTAGTAATTAACAAAGCTAAATTTGAAGCAGTAGATAAGCATAATCAAGCGAAGGCTAACGGATACCAGCCAGAGGATTTGCTAGATGACAAAATACCTTTTTAGAATGGAGTATAAAAGAGTTTTAAAAAAAGATGCTGTTTATATAAATATACTACATGATAATTCTGACGCTAGAGCGGAGGGAGTTATTAGGGTGTTAGATCGAATAGCTTTTAAAAATTTAAAAAATCTTGAGTCAATCAAGGATCGTAAAGGTTTCTTAATATTGACTTGGAGAGAAATCCCAACTGACAGACAATTTAAAGTCTTTGGGGAATCTTGGGAAAAAGAATACGAACCTCCTGAGAATGTTATTAATCAATTAATTATAAAATTATGGAACAAAAACCAATCACAGTAGAACTTTATTGTAACAACAACATAGAAGAGAAATTAAAAAAATATCAAAAAAAACACGATATATTTAGCTTATTCCAAATAAGAAAAACATTTCTTGCCGATAATAAGCCTCGATTTATTTTTGTAAGTCAAGAAGCCCATAAGTCAGAACAAGATTTCTTTAATGATCCAGAAAATAAATTATTTTATGCTAAAGAAATAAGAGAAGAAATTGAGGGTTTTAAATCTATTGGGATCGAAATAGATAATCCAGACGAATTTCCATATAGAGAAACCGAAGCAGAAGCCGAAAAAGATATGGAACGATTTATAGATTGGTTATTAATCAATTAACGGAATGCCCTCCTGCTTATTTTTTGTAGTATAGTGCTTTTTAGGTTGAAGTGCTTGACTGTCCTTGATGCTAGAAATAGTTAAATTCGCTTTAGCAGGATAAAGGGATAATATTTTTTGAGCCTACAATCAAGGAAAAACCTATTAATAAAATAAAAAAATTATGATACCATTTAAAATAAAACTATTAACAGAAACAGCAAAGGCACCGACTCAAGAGAATGAGGGCGATTTATGGGATATATATGCAGATGATTTTTGTGCAATAAATTTAAAAGATCAGGAAATTAAAGCAGATATAGCAATAATTGAAGATCATTGTTATATCAGTAATAGCAACGATTTTTTTCATCTAACAGGTAATTCAAAAGAAAATAAATCGTCTTGCACACTATATCCGCAAGGAAGAATCCTAGTAAAAACAGGAATAGCGATTGAGTTGCCAATTAAATATTCAAAAAGACAAAGAATCGGAAAAGCTAAAAAAGACTTTAATACAAATGAAATATTGTATTTACTTGAAGAGTGGAGCTATAAAAAGAAATACAATAATAAAATTTGTAGTCATGTAGAAGCCTATGCAGTAGCAGACATAAGACCAAGATCAGGACTAGCCTTAAAACATGGAATAACAGTATTAAATACACCTGGCACAATAGATAATTCATATCGTAAAGAAATAGGAGTAATTCTCTATAACGCAGGACACGAGCCTTACACAATAACCAAAGGAGATAAAATCGCTCAAATGCTAATAAGGCCATTATATCTAAGTAAAATGGAGATTGTAAAAAATATTGAAGATACTGGCAGGGGTGGTTATGGCTCAACTGGTAAATAAATAATTATGAAAGTAATATTAAGTAGAGATCTTACACTAAAAATCGACGATGAAGAGTCAGGATATGTAGTAAAGAAGTCAGAAGAATGGAACGACACTAAAAAAACATACGAAAGACTTTATTCAGTCAAGAACCTAAAAGGAAATATTGTTATGGACGATATAGACTTAAAAGAGTTTAGAAAAGAGTATAAGAACATAAAAAACTGGAAAGAGATATTAAAAAATGAATAGAATAACACAATACATAAACTTTTACAAAGTAAAAAAAAACTTAAAAGTAAATGAAGAGCAACAAAGCTTAATAGAAAAAGCTAAAAGTAAATTTATTAAAAGAAAAAATGGAATTGACGGCTATAAAATGCCACTATATAAAAATATAAAAAGCTTCAGATTAGATCTTGATGATATATTTCAGGAGAAGGCAGGAGGGAGAAAAATCACTTCTTGATTATTAATAATAACAGCTTATAATAAAATAGGTTTTTGATAAAGCTAGGAAGTTTTTTATAAATTTCCTAGTGACTTATAATAAATCTATTTAGTATTATTAATACCAAAAAATCACTAATGGCAGAATATAAAAACCCTGATGATAAAAAGGTTTCAGGCAGACCAAGACTTATTCCCAAAATTTGGAACGAAGAAAAAAAGAAAAAGATATTAGATGCTTATAAGGAAGGACAAAGCGATATTGCGGCTATTGTAACATTAGATCTTACAAAAGAAACTTTCTATAAATTAGTAAGAGCAGATAGAGAAAGTTTAGGAGATATAGAGCAAGACTTTGTTGACTCAATTAAAAAAGGTAGGACTTTAAGCCAGCAATGGTGGGAAGAAATGGGCAGAAAAGGAACAATAGGAATGGTAGACAGTTTCAATAATGGAGCTTTTGTTTTTAATATGAAGAATAGATTTA